CTCGCAGGCAAGCGTGCGAAGTGCTGATGAACTTTTTGGGTCGAGGAAGTCGCTGCCGCAGTAAGGCTTTTAATTCTTCAGGAAAGATTGCCGCGTCGGCAGCGCGATCATGGATGTCAATCTACCGCTGGCCGACGCGGCGTGTCTCGGCATTGACAGCCAGGGTGTCAAGGTTTCCTTGGCCGAGACTGCGGAATTATGCCATATTGGCCGTGAGGACAGCAATCACGCATGGCAAAGACGCAGGTGCAAGCGGCACAGCCGGAAACTCCGGTCAGGCAATGGCCTGCTGAGCACGTGGAAAAGCGCGCATTGTCAGCGTTGTTGCCCTACGCCCGCAACGCTCGCACCCACTCAGCCGCGCAGATCGGTCAGATCGCCAGCTCGATTTTGGAGTGGGGATGGACGATGCCGGTTCTTGCGGATGAAAATGGAATTATAATAGCTGGTCATGGGAGAGTTTTAGCTGCCGAGCGGTTAGCTATAGAAGAAATTCCAGTGATGATCGCCCATGGCTGGTCGGATGCGCAGAAACAAGCGTATCGGATCGCTGACAACAAGCTCGCCGAGAACGCCGGTTGGGACGAAGCATTGTTGGGTGTCGAAATTGCTGACCTCAAAGCCTACGACTATGATGTTTCATTGCTGGGTTATTCGGACAAAGAAATCGCCAAACTCTGCGCGGAACCTGAAGATCATGATGCATCGCCGCAGTTGGGCGGTTTGACCTACTCGATTATTATCAGTTGCGAGAGTGAAATAAATCAGAAGGAGTTGCTTGAGCAGTTCGAGCAACAGGGACTCAAATGCAAGGTATTGATCTCGTAGTTGAGACCACGCTTGATCTGACACCGCGCGTTCAGCAATTGTCTGGCATGTTCGATGTGCCTGCGCAGGAGAAACTAACCCATCATTGGAAAGGCAAAGTGCCACTGGCCGACAGGGAGTGGAATGTCGGCCTAATCGTCGGCCCATCCGGTGCAGGCAAGTCCACGGTCGCGCATAAACTATTTGATGTCCAATCACTACATGAATGGCAGGCGAACTCCATCATTGACGATTTTGATCAAACAAAATCGATTGAAGATATCGCCGCTGTTTGCTCGGCGGTCGGGTTTAATACGATTCCAAGTTGGATGAAGCCTTATAATGTGCTGTCCACTGGTGAAAAATTCCGTGCCGGACTGGCGCGTCATCTGCTGGAAGATCCTGATCCGATTGTGGTTGATGAGTTCAGTTCTGTCGTGGATCGTCAAGTCGCGCAAATTGCTTCGCACGCAGTGCAAAAATACGTGCGCAAGTACAACAGGAAGTTCGTTGCGATTACCTGTCACTACGACGTGATCGAATGGTTGCAGCCGGACTGGATGCTCGAACCGGCGAGCATGTCGTTTACTTGGAGGTCTCTTCAACGACGCCCTGAACTCCAAGCTGAGATCGCGCGCGTTCATCATTCGGCATGGCCGTTGTTCGCTCCGTTTCACTATCTGACGGCGAGTTTAGCGAAAGCGGCGAAATGCTACATCTTGTTTGTTAATGAAGTACCGGTGACGTTCTGCGGAATTCTGCATCGTCCGGCGTGGCAGAAACAAGCACAGAATGTATGGGCAATCTCAAGGATCGTGACGCTACCTGACTATCAAGGATTAGGGTTAGCGATGATCATCGCTGACACGCTCGGAGCCGCGCACAAGGCAATCGGCTGGCGATTGCGAAACTATCCGGCACATCCGTCGTTCGTGCGCGCGCACGATCATTCACCGAATTGGTGGCTCAGGAAAAAACCCGGAACATTCGGTGCCCGACCAGGAAAACGCTCAGCGATAGATCGAAGTTGGAAGCAGGGAGCGCGTCCGTGCGCGATTTTTGAATACTGCGGACCGGCAATGGCGGACAAGAATAAGGCACAGGCGTTACTAACCTAGTTGAACAATTAAAAATCCAGCTTGAGATTGGCGGCATCAATCTGCGCCCGATAATCGGCGGCGATCGCCTCCATCACCTCGATCTCCTGTTTGGCCGCGTTCTCGGTGAATTTTCCTGAGTCGATCCAGTGTTTGTAGACGCGTCGTCGAAACCGTAATTCACGTTCGATGCAGGCGAGCTTCTGCACGGCACTATAGGTCGTCATTGCAAGCGACTCTTTAGCAGATTATCGAGAATTTCATTTTCATTGATCGGAATCAACAAGCGCATGTGTTTGATGTGATTCTGCAATAATGTCTCACGCAATTTACTGGTCTCCTTGCGGTTGATTGAGCCATCTTTGTTGAACACGATCTGACCGGCGAGCCATGTTGCCAGCAGATCGCAGAGTGCGGCGCCTTGCACGTCAGGTGTATGGCCAGCCAACAGCGGCCAGATATCGCCGCGAATATCGAGAGCTTCGTTGCTGCTCATAGTTTGCGTCCTTGTGGATTGCCAAGATCCTTGAGCGGCGGCAGATGCAGGCGTTTGCGCAAATCATTGGGCAGCATGTTGGTCATCAGCATGAACTCCAGCAGCATTTCTGTTGCTAACGGTGGTGAGCTGTCTTCACGGTCCGACGCCCAGCGGCGCGAGGTGCGCTCGCCGATATCAAGGAATTTCGCCGCGCCGACTTCGGACATGCCGAGTCTTTGGATGATGGCGCGATAGCGTTCTGCTTTCATCGTCACACTCCTTGCTGCCAGATCGGGATTATCCTCATTACCCGATCTCGCAAGGGTGCCGGGTGAAGCAAGGCCGCACATCCGGCACCAACTTCATGAGGCCGCTCCTAAATTCAGGAGCGTCGGCAAATTGTTGTAGACGAGAACGCCGCGCTGTTTGTCCAAGCGCCGGAACGGAGGCAGCATCAGCAAATGATCGCCGAGTCGCGAGCCCACGGCCTGCGGTTTCGGCACGACCAATTTAATTTCCCTGCGCGGCGATAAGCTATCGAAATCCATGTAGGTGCGGACGATGGCGTGCACTAATTTCTCGCCGCATTCGTCTTTATCGTCATTGGTAACGCGCAATTCAGCGCACCATGTGTGCTCGCCGATACGAATATGAAATGGATCGTCCGGTTTCATCGTCAGATCATCTTGATTGATGTTAAGAATGCCGTCGTGCAATCTGAATATCGCCGTACTGAGATCGTTGTCGCGGGTGCGCTGGAAGTAACGGCCGAGGGTATGATCGGTGACTTCCAGCGACCATAGATTGGCGTACTTGAAAATAAATCCTGGCCGATGCGGAGCCCAGCCGATAAACAAATAATTAACGCTGACGGCATCCTGGGTATCGCGCGGATCTTCCGGATCGGCCAGCACGGCCTCGCACGGTCGGAGAAACGCCCAGGCAGCCATTGGTTTCTTGCCATCGAGTCGCAGCGCCGCGGGCCGGGCGCGGTGTGCCAGCAGGAATTGATTGATACGATCGAACACACGCTGGCGGCCTTTGCCTTTTTTCAGAACGAAGTCACGAACGAACTCGGTGTCCAGAGCGGTGGTATAAAACGCACGAATGGCGACATAGTCTTTGTCCAGTTTTTGCTTGAACATGCGTACCTTGCCGCGCGCTTCAGCGTCGATCCCCCGATAGTCCATGTCTCGGCTCCATTCATTCTGGGCGCACAACGTCGCGACAGCCACAGCCATAGTATTTGCAGGCGTACGCTCCATTCGCCGTGCGACCATGGCTGGTCCAGGGATGGCCGCAATCGCAGGCGAGCTTGCGCCGACCGGCGCTGGTGATCTCGACGTGAATCCAAGGACTGAAATACGCATACACCAAACCAGCGTCGAGTAGTTTGGTGACAGTCTTGACGCTGACGCTAAAATCCTTGCGCAGCTTGGCTGTGCTTATTCCGTCCGGATTGGCAGCAAGGATAGTGAGCGCGTGGTGTTCATCGCGGTTCATGCTGCTCTCCACGCAGACTAATAATTTGCTGTTCAAGAACGTTGATGCGCGCTTCTAATTGATCCTGCTTGGTCATCGTCGCGTCGATATCCGTGTGGAGTGCCTCTGCTTCACCGGTCGTCATCTGAACGGCGGCAAGATCGTTCACAGCGGCGCGGACCGCACGCATCTCACGCCGTAGAGTTTCGATGGCCCGCTGAAGCAGCGGGACGCCCGCAATCTGCGGTCGCATAGCAGCGATGTCACGGCGCAATGGTTCAAGTTCAGTGCGCAATTGTTCGAGAGTAAGATCAGTCATTCGCTGAGTCCCTTATGTTGTCTCCAGTTCGGGCAACCATTGCGGCCACGTCGCACCGGCAGGCAGCTTGGCCTCGCCGGGATCGATCTCGTGCCACTGCTTATCGTGCGACCAACTCGGCGGGATCAGCACGAGGCCATCTCGTTCATTGAAGCGGATTAATGCGAGCTTGGGATTTTTGTCGTCGGCTTGACGTTCGAGATAGGCGCGCAAGGCCGGATCGCGATGCGCATCGGGATAATCGGGGTCGACCCAAATTTGCAGGACTTGAATAGAGATTTTCTCCTGGTTATCATGTTGATCGATCTGGATAAAATCCGGCATCATGTCGATGACGTAATGCGATCTATCCGGTCGTCGCAGATCGCGCGTGTCATCGCCAGTCAGCCAGCGGCAAGACCAGATGCGACAACCCATCGGCCGCGTCTTGTACTGCGAGCATCCTTTGTGGTGCTTCTCGAATGGACAGCGCATTCCGGCTGGCTTGTTGAACTCGCGCATCGGCTTGGCGCCAGGAGCGATCAGGTTTCTGATCTCGGGATCGTCCCAATAGCCAGCATCGCGCGCGGCCATCGGCAGCAGAGAGCAACAAAGAGTACAACGATCGTCACCGATACCGCAGCTACGATCCATGTTTTTGCTTCCTCGTGAGTACGATCAAGCGGCCGAATCGTTTGCCCGTCAGATCAGTGAAAACAAAGCGCGTCATATCTTTATCCACCAATCAGTTTGATAAAAGCCGCGCCAGCGGCAAATAGCGCTGCACCAGTTGTCATGCCAGTGAGCACCAATTGCCAAAGCGCAATTTCCTGACGCTTGCGATCATGGTCAGCAAGCATCTGATCGATATGCACGAGCTTCTTGCGAAAATCGAGTTGCTGCATGTCAACTTGTGTTAAGTCGCTCATTTCCTGTCCTTGATCGATTTGCCGATGACGCGACCATCGGCGCCGTAGTAGGTCGTGGTGCCGCCGCTGTCGGTCCTTGAACGGCCCTGGACTGAACCATTCGCGCCATACAACGTCGAGGAATTCCCGGATTGAATTTCGTGGCCGATAGTGCGGCCATCCGGTCCATAGATCGTGGTCTGCTGGCCATATCCGGGCAGGACGTTGAACAGCAAAACGACGATAGCGACAATCAGCGCGGCAACGACGAGCAAGAATGTTTCGAAGGCGAGATCGTTATACTTGGTCATATGGCACCCTTCTTGATTTCGTCACACATCGGTTCGGCCTTGGGCTCATAGGCCGTCCAGCCAAGCGCGATGCGGCGAGCGCTGGCTTCGGTCAGATGATCGACTTGCACGACGCGTTTTTTGCCTTCCATCCTGAAGCGACATTGAAGACAAGTTCCGTCCGTGCAGCACAGCCGGGTCACTTGCCATCGCTTGCTGTTCATATCAGTCTCCTTCAGGCGTATGTGATTTGATAATCTCGGCGTCTGTTAGATCGCCAAATTTCATCTTGCGACCCTGTTTCTCTTGCTTGATCAGTCCGCGTAGCTGCGCGCGCCGCAAAGCTGCATTGAACTTGCGTTGAAACTGAGCAATCGGAGCTTCGTGGCTGTGCGGGTCAACGTGTTGGACGACGATCCAGGTTGGAATGTCGCCATCTATGCCGCGCGCGACCATGGTGATTTGTCGGGTGAATGGATAGGCTTGCTTGCGCACGAGATCGTTGATCAAATCGATCTCGGTTGCAGGCAAATGTACGAAGCGTATGGATACATTGCCACGCGTATCGCCGTAGGTGCCGCCGCATGCTTTGATCCGTCGCACATGTGGGTGCGACAGCGCCTTCGGCGGGAGGTGTAGTTCGAGTTTCTTGTAAGTCACGTTGTTGTCCTCATTTCGGGCCAAGAATTGGCCGTTCAGGAATATAGGCCAAAATGGCCAGGATGGCAACGGCCAATTTATTCAAGGATAAGTTTACTGGCATTCGATCACGCAGGGAGAAGCTTGCAGGATATGCGCGCGGTTGCGGAATCGGGCAGGATCAGCTATGAAAGGCGCGTCTGGCGCTCGGCGCTTCTCCATTCGCGCCTATCGAGCGCTGTGACTCCTTGTAGGCAGTGGCCTGTTGCAAGCGGCCACAAAAAACCCCCGGAGCCTTTCGGCTTCGGGGGTGCAAGGGGACCACATAGTCTCCGACGTAAAAACAATCATCCTGACAACGACTCCGTAGTTCATTTCGTTTTACGCGGCGCGTTTCCTGTCCTTGTTTTGCATTGCTCGTTCATAGAGCTTTTGCCATTCCTGTGGCGTACGAGCGTTACGCTCCTTGGCAGGGCAAGCAAGCAATGCGTTGAGTTGCTGACGTTTTATCGCTTCGTGGATTTCGTCGCCCGTCGTATACCAAGTGCGACTGGCGCAATTGCAACGGTTAGCAGGCGGAAGCACGCGCAACAATTCACGCCGTTGCAAAGCAAGAATTGCGGCGTGAACAGCATCGCCATAGGCAATGCGATCCTCGCGTGACAGTTTCGCGAGTCCTTGCTTGGCACGACGTCGGTACTTTTCAACAGTTGCACCAAGCAACGGATATGACGGCCCGGCAGGGTCAAGCATCGCCGTACACCTCGCAGCTGAACCAATTGTGCTGCGGGAATGCTTTGACGGCATTGGCGCGCGCGATCACAGTCGGCTCGCGTGAGCCACGCACGTAATCTTGTTGACGCTCGTATCTGTAGCGGTTTTCGTGCGCCCAACACGCATGACAAAGGATTAAGTTGCCACTGAGCGTGCCGGGAGTGCCGAGAGGATAGACACGAACCTCGCCGGTTTCGCTGAAGCAGTGCGAGCCGTCGCAATTCGGATTGTGTTTCTGCTTTCTAGGCATTTCAGACTCCTTGTCGTGATAAACCGCGAGCAAGCGCGGTAGTGTTCGGATGAACACTATGACGCGGGCCGCGTAGGTCCGCGCTTAGTGCTCACGCTCAGTATGTATCCCATCCGCAAATGCGGATAACATGCCGAGTGCCGCCAAACATGCGGCGATAAAGAAAAAATCATGTCCAGAACGACCGGCATTTTCTGATAGGCCAGTACGTAAGTCTCATTGGCTACATTCTCCGTTGACGTGCACCGGGAGGCGACTTGACTTCTTGTTCGACCACATCGCGCTTGCCGTAGCCGTCGATGTTGACGGGCAGGCGCACAGTCGAATCAGTAAAACACCAGATGTGATATTTGTTGCTGGTATCAACCATCCGACTTTCGGCGGGATAGAGTTCGAAGCCTTCGCATTCATCGCCGACCAGCTGGTTCTTGATCCACTGGCGGTGGCGCCAATCAAAAATCGGCGCGCCATCGATGCGACGAATGTTGAGATGGATCATGTCTTGTTCGAACGCTTCGTTGCGGAAGCGGCGAACCTGAACCTGATACAAATCGTTGCGCCAGTACGTGCATGTGTCGTCGTAATCCTTGAGGCGCTTGCAGGCGGCCTCAAAATCCAGCCCGTACTGTTGCATCGCCACGTCAACGAAGTGTCGATACTTCGAATCGGTATAGTCGCGGCGGTCAACCGTAGCTTCCCGCAGCGGTTTCCAGTTCTTCTTGGTCATCTATGACTTCCTCATTTGAGCGTTGTAGATAAGCCAATAGGTGACTTCCGCGATGGCGTTGTGATAGGTGTCGTCTCCAATCATGTCGTCTTCCTCGTATCCGCTGGCAACACTCAGGTAGACGCCAGCAGTTTTATTAGTAGGATTGGAGCGGAACTCGTCTTGTGCTTCGTCAAATGTTATCAGACGTCTCATTTCAGACTCCTTGTTTGTTGGTCGCGTGCAAGCGCGAGAGTGTTCAGGATGAACACTATGAGACGGCAGGGCTCGCGCGCTGCCGTCCTTAGTGCTCAACGTTCGGCGTAGTGTCCGATACGATATGGTTCGAAGAACCCGAGACGGCCAGCGCATTCTTTGAATGCACTAGGTCGCGAGTGCTCCAATACGAAACCGTACGGACCGAAGAACCAAGGCGAAAACAGTTGTTCGTGTCCAGGCGAATGTTGTTCGTGTACAACATCGACAAGATGGGAGCGCCCAACAATGCCGCCGCGTTTCAACTTATCGTCATCAGGAACAATGATGCCGAAACGCGAGCTAGCCCAGGATCGAATTTTGGCCCGTTCTTCTGGCGTGCCATACAAGTTTAATCCTGCGTGGATCAAGAACTCGCCTCTGAACTCAGTGGTCCAGGTTCGATTCTCGATGTTTTTGTGGCCGTGAACGATCAGCCATGCCCACGGTTGACGAATACTAAGCGCTTTCATGGGTTATGATCTCACGGCAGGTTTGAGATCCGATAGGAACAACGTTTCGTAAATGCCGTTGTCCCATTTGACCTCAGCAATCGCGCCCGCAATCGAAATGATCCGGCCGACATGACGCGGATCAGCAGCATTGTAGACGTGATCGCCGCAATGGAACTTGAGGTGATCGCCACGTTTAGCTGGCATGGGATTCCTCCTGTATCGCGATTTCGATCAGTTTGTCCCAGATTGGATCTCCTTGCTCGCCACCGATTGCGAGCGCCTCGATGGCGAGCTTCATGATTGAGACAGCTTGTGCGGGAGTAATCCGGCGCGATTGGAGATAATCGAGAAGCCTTTCGGTTTCGTTGAACGGGTCTTCTTTGATCAGTTGTGCTGACATGTTGGTCACTCCGTCACGTGTCTATCGTAGTACTCCTTGACTTCGCGCGCGGCGTTGGCCAAGGTTTCATAGTCATAATTGAACGGCTCGATTTGTTTGGCATAGAGCGGCATGACCCGGTCTCGTATCCAATCACGCCAGCCGTTAACGTCCAGACCACGGCGCGCCATCAGGCAATGCAGCTGATAGAATTCGCCCGTGTTGATTGTGAACAACACCAGATCATGACGTTGGATCGTCGGTTTGTCTTTCATCGTTTAGACTCCTTGTAGTGATAACCGCGAGCAAGCGCGGAGTGTTCAGGATGAACACTATGAGGCGGCGCATGTAGCGCCGCCCTTAGTGCTCAGTAGCGTACGCCAACGTCGATGGCGGGCGCGCCCCAAGGCGCGTGCGCAATGTATTGCCTGACGCGCTCGGGATATCCGTGCACCGCGAAGAGGACGGGGCACGATGGTTGCGGGCCTGGATCACCGATTTCGAGGTCCGTGAAATTGACGATCAAGGAACAATCGTCAATTTGCTCTTCGACATAGGCGAACAGCGGCCTCATGTCGGTGCCGCCACGGCCGCGCGGATCGAATACGATCTCATCTTGTTGATGATACGTATCAACTCGCGTGACTTGAACATCACCATAGACGACGATGATTTCATCGATGGCGCCGTCGTCCAACGCAGCTTGCGTTTCGTCGCGAACCTGGGCCAGCGCGATGTCATCGCACGAGGCAGAGGTGTCAATCAGAAACGCAACTCGATTGATACCGTCCCGTTGGCGTCCGGGCAGATACAATCCCTGGCCAATGAACCGGCGATTTGGTCGGTTCCAGGTTTCGGTTTGTAGCGATCCTTGATCGAACCACGCGCGCAGCGTCTCGCGCCAATCCTGGGTTGGATTATTCGAGCGCTCGATCTCGGCGGTGACATGTCCAGGAAGTTGACCGCGCGCTTTCGCCATCGCGGCGGCCTGTCGAACGATCCGATCCCATTTCTGTTCAGGATCGGGTCCGTCCGTTGACGGCGGCGCGTCGAGAACCTCGCCCACGCTACCAGGGAAATCGCCGCCACCGTTGGACAGTGGCTTGCCATTTTCTTGTTCGCCGTCGTCGCCCTGGTCGCCTTCGGCTTGGGCGTCGCCTTCGCCCTCGGATTGTTCGTCCTCGGATTCGCCGTCGCCTTCGCCGTCGCCATCTGAGGATTTCTCGTCAGCTTGTTCGTCACTGTCACCAGTGCCGCCCTTGCCTTCGTTGTCCTGATCTTGCTCGCCGTGATCAGCATCAGGGCTTTCGCTCTTGCCGTCGCCGTCGTCTTGATCTTCGTCCTCATCGTCAGGATCGCCATTGCCGGTTGCGGTGTCGCCTTCGTCGGTATCGTCGGACGATTCATCATCGCCCTCGCCGTCGTCAGCCTCTTGATCTTCGGAGTCCTGATCGCCCTCGCCATCGCTGGCTTCAGGAGAATCACTGTCCTCAGATTCCTGCTCGTCTTGCTGCTGCTGCTGTTTTTGCTGCCGCTGCTCATCGAGTTCCATGCTGCGATAAATGTCCTCAGCGGACATGCCTCGATATTTCTCATCAATCAGGACGTCGTCGAGTAGGTCAAAGCCCTGATCTTTGAGAACGAGATTTATCGCGTAGTCGCATGCCTTGTTCCAGCGTTCTGGATCACGATTGCCGCGTCGCATTGAATGCTTGCTTGCATCGTGTTCGCTTTCGTGCGCCTGAACGAAAACCACTTGTGTTTGACGTTCGAGACTGGCGACGAAATCGGGGTTCCAGTAATGCTTGGTCGAATCCGTCGCTGCGCGTTTGACTTGACGCGACAGAACAGGCTCGACGTTTGAAACAAGGACACCATAAAACCGGCGCGACATGATCAGCTCGGCACGGGCTTTCGCGACGCGCTCCGCTGCAATCTTGTCGTTTGGATTTTCCATTGTTTGACTCCTTGTCGTGAGTTGCTCGCGTGCAAGCGCGAGAGTGTACATCGGTACACTATGAGGCGGCCCGTAAGCCGCCCTTAGTGCATCGGGTTAGGACAGAAACTTGCTGACGTCGGCGAGAATGTCGTCAGCCGACTTGGCAACGCTCTTGCGCGCCTTGTCGTTTTTCCGAAGTTCGTCAGCATCCTCGGCGCACAACTCTTTGGCCATGCGCTTGGTGATTTTGTCGAGTTCGGGATCATTGGTCAGATTGAAGGCTGGTAGTAAGTCAACAAGTTCGCGGACGTTCTTGACCAGGGAATCGCGGAAGACGCCCTCAGCCTTTTCTAAGGTGGTCCGCTTGCCTTTGCCGCTCTTGCGGCGCGTTGGCTGAGCGTACTCGACTTCAGCGGGCTTGTAGTCCTTCAATCGTTCCGCCATGTGACCAACCGTTGCGATGATTTGTTCGATCGTCGCTTTCATCGCCCCGGCGACAGCTTGATCAGACGCCTCGGCGATCTCTTGCCGGATGTCTTCGACGATCTCGCTATCGAGATCTGACCGAAAATCATCAGCGTCAGGCAGAGGCATGAACCGCAAAGTCATCTGGAACTTGTGCTCCATTTCCTCAACGCTCGGATAGTCGGCCGGATCGAAGGCACCGTTCAGCTGCTTCTGCCGCTGTTTCACCGCCTCGGGATAGACGCGGATGAAGTTCTTCTTTGCCACCTCGAACTTTTGTTTCAGTTCGCGGAAATTGTTGGAGAAGTTCTCATACAGTGCATTCGGCAGAATACGCGGGCCTTCATCTGCCCAAGGACGCGTCACGCGGTAGTGCAGGAGACGCGCCTCGGAAACAAGTCCCTGAAGTTCGGCGAGATAGGATCCGCCGATCAGCAACTTGTTGTATCGTCCCGCATCTTCAGTTGCGGCATAGCGTTTATTGGTTTCTGTCGTGATCTTGCGATCCAGCTTGCGCGCGGACCATTGCGAGATCGTCAGCGAAACCAGCAACGCTTTGCGCTTCAACGGCGAGGCGATTGCAGTTTGTTTATTAGCCATTTCATTGACTCCTTGTCAGTAGAATTAACCCCGCTGCAAGCGCGGTAGTGTTCGGATGAACACTATGAGATGCCGCATGTAGCGGCACCCTTAGTGCTCACGTTCAGGAAGTTATTGAACGATGAGGTCGGCATTGGCTACGGCCCATTCGCCATAGCAGGACGTGTTCTTGAGACTTTCGTCACGGTTGGTGGCGTCGGTCACCAGTAACATTTCCTTTTCGCGGTTGAGGCGTTGCGCGTACTTCATGATATTGGCGAAATTCTTCTTGGTCGCCATACGCGCTAGACCAGTGCAGACCGCATATTGTAGCGACGGCTCAGTCGGAATTGGCGCAGTGTCGGGATTATTAGCGACGTCATCTAGAGTTCCGATGCTGCGATAGATGCCGATGAAACCATCAAACTCGGCAGCGGGTCCGTCGCCGATATGAGCGGCGAACAAACGCAACCGGAGTTTATCCGAGGCGTTCACGTGTTTTGCTGCTGCAACGTTTGAACGCGGCGAAGGAAACGTGTTCTCATCACCGCGCGGCATTCGATGCAACAGACCGTCACCGGCCGCCTCACGAAAGCGAAGGAATGCGACCAACTCGGGCGATACGCCATTCGCATTCGCCCACAGGCAAAACGCGGGTAGATCCGGTTTGCAGAACAAGTGAGCGAACCGATTGCGCAACGCGGTCGGCATGCGTTGTGCAGCGGCACGGTCGCTCACTCGATTCCCCGCTGCGACGATGACCCAGCCGTCAGGCAGGACATAATCGCCGACGCGGCGATCGAGCACGAGACCAAACAGAACAGCCATCATTTGCGGCGATGCTGTATTGATTTCGTCCAGGAACAAGATGCCACGCTTCCCGTCGCGCTTCTCCTGTGGCAATTCATCAGGAACGAGCCACTTGGTTGAACCGCTTTTGAGATCAGGAACAGGAATGCCGCGAACGTCTACAGGCTCTCGCAGGTTGGCACGATATTCGATGACCTTGCGGTCAGTCGCCTCGCCCATCTGAAAGACGATTGCAGACTTGCCGATACCGGGCGGCCCCCATAGCATGACGGCGGCGCCAGCGTCGGTTAGTTCGCGCAGAAGCACGGCGGCCTCGGCCATCGTGACTTCATGTTCAGTAAGAATAGTAGGTGCTAGCATTGTCATAGACTCCTTGGAGATGTGAACCGCGTTGCAAGCGCGGTAGTGATCGGACGATCACTATGGAACGGCGCTTTTACAAACGCCGCTCGGTAGTGAACGATCAGCACTCTTGTTCGATGCAGAGCGTGTCAGGAGTTATGAAAAAACCACGACGTGGGCGCATTATGTCGCCCGCATCAAGAAGTGGTTTGAGATACTTGGTAAGCGGCCAGCCAGCTCCAACACTGGCAGTAACACCGGCAGGCAGCAATCCAAGTCGCACCAGTTCGTGATACATTTCGGTGCGGCGAACGCCTCGACTACACAAGTCGATGATCGCGATGTTGGTCAGGTCGTCTTTAGTCATTGTTCTAGACTCCTTGTAGTGATAACCGCGAGCAAGCGCGGAGTGTTCAGGATGAACACTATGAGGCGGCGCATGTAGCGCCGCCCTTAGTGCTCAACGTAACGAATTCAGATATTCGTTGAGATTCGCTGTGAAGCGTTGCGCATTCGGGTGCGAGTTACGAAACCCGAGAGCGATCCAACCATTGAACCACTCGCGTAACACATCGATTTGCTTGGTTGAGAATATGTTAACCATATCCTCATCGTCGCTCCAAACAATGCGCGCGGCGATATGGTTGCCGATGCGCTTTGCATTAAAGCTGTACGTCATCTCACCGTCACTCAGAACGAAGCGTCGGGTGTCGGTCACCTGATCAAGAAGTGTGAGTTCCTGTTGATCGAACTTGTTGCCTTTCATGGCGCGATCAACGGTGTGCGTGATCAGTCGATTTGAGTACATCGTGTAGACTCCTTGTAGTTTGATGAACCGCGTTTGCAAGCGCGGGTGATGCTGGATTGCATCCAGAAGAGGCACGGCACTCGATCCACAGAGGGCAATGGCCGCGCCCCTTCAAGATGCACACCTTGCAAGTGTGCAGTAGTAGGAGTCGGAGTCAGATAGATTGTTTTACGTCGTTCATACGTCACGCGCCGGGAACGCTATCATCGTTGAGCGCAGCGAACAGCTACTCGGATTAAACCTACGATGGGAAGCAACGGAACCGCGACACCACGCACGAACAAGAAGTTCGTACTCGGCGAGAGCCTCTAGGGTGGACGTGCGACCAACAAGAAGTTGGCGCACGCGGGCAAGCCACCGCGCGCGTTGACTTAGACAGACTATGTATCAAACTGTGCGAGTCCTTGATGCCGTCACCTCGGGGGAGGCCCGGTTGACCCGGTCATTCGGCACAGATCGAATTGTCAATTAGCATGCGTAACGTTACCGTGTGTAACGTACGCTATGAACGTGCATAGAATATAGGCCATTTTGGCCATAGGCGCAACGTCTAATTTCGCCTGTGAAATCAATGACTTACGTGTTAGTTTGCACTCGTCGAAGCGAAAAACGCTAGGAAAATCAATGGGTTAGCCATCGCTGACGGTGCTACGATCTCGCCGCTACGGCCTGTAGCGATTGCTTGAGTGGCGAGCAGGAAATCACCGGCAAATGAGGATCAACAACATGAGCCACGCCGTTCCAACCAAGCTCAAACTGATACGCGGCAATCCTGGACACCAGAAAATTCACACAGAGCCCGAGCCGCACATTCCGGACGAAGTTCCTGAACCGCCTGCAATGCTGTCCGAACCTGCCCGCGAGGAATGGAAACGCATGGCGGCAGAACTGCATCGTTTAGGATTGTTGACGACCGTGGATCTCAACGCGTTCGGCGCCTACTGCCAAAGTTACGGCCGCTGGTATCAAGCAGAGCGGGCACTGGCGAAAATGGCTGAGCAGTTGCCAAACGATGCGCTGATGGTGCGCGGCTCTCAAGGAAAAAATCTGGTGCAAAATCCGCTGGTGAAAATCGCTGACCGCGCGGCGCTAAACATGATTCGGATCGCCAGCGAGTTCGGCTGTACACCGGCCGCACGCGCGCGCATTGCCGCTGGCTGGCAAGGACCACAACGGCCAAGCAAATTCGAGGGATTGCTCGCGGGCTGAAGCATGTCATTGGACGTTGACACATCACAACTGGCGCGCCGTCGGCGCAAAAAGCGGAGACGCGGACAGGGCAACAGACGCGCCAGAGATGTCATCGATTTCATCGAAAGGCTGACAATCCCGAGCGGTATCGGGGCGGGTCAGCGTTTCGAGCTGATGGAATGGCAGAAACGATTCATCCGCGATATCTATTCGCCACAACAAAACGGTAAACGAATTGTCCGCCGCGCCATTCTCAGCATCAGCAGGAAAAACGGAAAGACGGCGCTGATCTCGGCCATCGTGCTGGCGCATTTGGTCGGCCCGGAGGCGATCCCGCGCGGTGAGATTTACTCAGCGGCCAACGATCGCGATCAGGCGGCGATCGTGTTCAAGTTCGTGCGGCAGCTGATCGAACAAGAACCAGAGTTACGTGGCGAGGTCGAGATCATTCCTTCGACCAAAACCATGATCGCGCATCGCACTGGCTCGATCTATCGGGCGTTGTCATCTGAAGTCGGAACCAAGCACGGATATTTGCCGAGCGTCGTGATCTACGACGAGCTGGCGCAATCCAAGAGCCGCGCTTTATATGACGTGCTTGATACGTCATTTGGCTCGCGCTCAGAACCGCTGTTCATTGCGATCAGCACGCAAAGCAATGATCCCGAACACATTCTGTCAAAACTAATCGACGACGGATTATCGAAAGTCGATCCGAGCATTGTGTGTCATCTCTATGCTGCCGATGAAGGCTGTGCGCTCGATGACGAGTCACAGTGGACCAAAGCAAATCCCGCGCTGGATATATTTCGCGATCGACAGGATCTCGTGAGCGCGATCAAGAAAGCGATACGTTTGCCATCCGAAGAAGCCAAAGTCAGAAACTTGTTCTTGAACCAGCGCGTATCGCCGATCACGCCGCTGATCGCCGCGGCGGAATGGAAAGCGTGTGCGGGCGAGGTTGAGTTCGAGCCGGGCGAGCGCGTTTATCTGGCGCTCGATCTGTCATCGACACAAGATCTCACCGCGCTAGTGATGGGATCAATCGGCGAGCCGTGCCGGATCACATCATTTTTCTGGAAACCGGGAGCTACCGTCGACGATCATTCGGCCCGCGACTTCGGTACAGGAAGTCGTCGCTATCGCGAATGGATGGATAGTGGGCATTTGTTGCTCAGCGCGGGACGTAGCATCAGTCACGAGCAAGTCGCGCTGAAAATTGCTGACTTGTCCAGGCACTATCAAATCCTGGGCATGGCTTACGATCGATGGCGCATCAACGATCTGCTGCGCGAGTTCGATCGGATCGGCTTTGCCGCTTACGAAGATGGCAAAGACAAAAATCAGGTTGGTCTGCGCCTCGTGCCGTGGGGCCAAGGCTTCAAGGATCAGGCGCCAGCGATCGACGCCCTAGAGAATGCGATCAATTCGCGCGCACTGATCCATGATTCAAATCCCGTACTTAATTGGAACATGACCAACGCCATCGCCGTGATGGACCCGGCTGGCGGGCGCAAGCTCGACAAGAGCAAGGCGCGGTTCCGTATAGACGGCGCGGCGGCCTTGGCGATGCTCATGGGGCTGCGGTCTAGGGATCGCGGACCTGCAAGGATTGTGGATGTCGAGGCGTTGATCGGCTAGACTTATTCGGTCTCGGCCATCCCAGAGATGACACCCATATCCCTGTTGCCGGGACATAGCCGCCGTCGGCCGATCATGTTCTGATACCCATGACTTGGATGCCGACGGCGGCACCTTCCCCTAGCAAACAACATCATGAAATCCAACGGCTCATATGCGGCGCGATACTTTCGCGAGATGCAGCGCATGACCTCGCTGCTTCAAGATATCTACACGCCAATCCAAGCGGTCGAATGGCTAGTGAAAAAGCACACATTGCTTGATGGCCAGAGCCCATCGCAATTGATTGCGCAGGGTCGCACGGAAGAAGTCGAGCATCTGATCGAACAATTACGCGACGGAGATCAGTTCACATGAGGGAACAACTGCATGAAGTGATGACAGCGACGGCCTCGCTGGAAAGCCTACGCGAAGCGCTCGCCGATCATGAAATCAAATCCGAAGAAATCATCGCCGTGTTGGCGGTTGAGGCATCGTTCACTGGCAATGCAATGCAAACGACGCAGCCACGCTTGCGCGTCATTTATCGAAAGGCGGCCGCTTAAATCTGTAGTGATGCATCAGATCTAGGATGTACACATCGGCTAGCGCGCGGTCTAATTCTTCTTTGTCCTGTTTGCTCTGTTTATAATCGTCATCGTCGATAGATTTGCGCAAACAATTTGACACGCGCTTGAACGCTTCAGCATAGCCAGGAACGTTTTCAATCTTGTATTGATGATCAGCCCAGATCCCGGCGATCACGTCTTCGCTCAGTTCATCTTGTTCATTCATGCTCACACTCTCATGAATCAAAGGAGATGGCCATGCCGCTTCGTAAACCAAAGCCCGGCGAAAGCCAATCGTCATTCATGGAATATTGTATGCATGAAGTCTCGCAAAGTCCGGATCGCACCAATGAACAGAATGTCGCGATCTGCCTGGACAAATGGCACGAAGTGCATCCGCGTCGGGCCGCCTCGAATTGGGTCTGTGGTGCATCGCGCGATCTACCAATCGCTGAGACTGAACGCGCCTGGGACGGCTCGGCAGCGGCGAAACGTATGTTGGATCGCGCCAATATCGGCGAAGAAGAAGGCGCGAAACCTGAGATGGCAAAGCTCGGATTCCTGATATACGACCGGGCCAATGGCGAATTGCGTGGGTCGTATTCCTGCCCATTTGCCGATATTGTTGATGGAACATTGAAAGTCATCCCGTCCGGATTGCGGGCTGCGGCGTCCAGACTGCCGCAAGTGACCGATGTTTCGCAGAGCGTGAAGGATCGCGCTCGTGGAGTGCTCGATGCGTATTTCGCGCGGCTGGAGGACAACGACGACAAGGGCGCGAACGACGACAAGAGCACCAAACAGGATTACGATGGATATGACGCGCCCGACGTCGCGCCGGGGGAAAGCCAGGATCGGTACATCGAGCGCTGTGTGATGGATTTGGAGCGGCAAGGCGCCGATGAAGGCGACGCCAGCCGATTGTGTCATCTCGCCTGGATGAATCGGACCTACTCCAGACTGCGGCACAAGACGCATGCCGAGACCGTTCAGGGCATGGATTTTGTGTTGTCCGATGAATCAGAAGATCGGATGGGTGATGTAATTTCGGCGGCCGGTTGGGATCTAACAAACTTCTTGAAAAATCCGATTGCGCTGTTTGGGCACCGCAATGATTTTGTGATCGGAACATGGGAAGGTCTGCGCAGCGAAAAGAATGCGCTGCGCGGCAAACTCAAGCTCGCGCCAGCAGGCACCAGCGAGCGCATCGATGAAATTCGCAAATTGATCGAGGCCGGTATTCTCAAGGCGGTGTCGGTCGGTTTCAGACCAATCACCTCCGTGCCGCGTCGAGATGGCGACAAGTATGTCGGCGAACATTTCACGCGGCAGGAGTTGATCGAGACCTCCGTGGTCTCGGTGCCAGCCAATCCCAATGCGCTGGCGATTGCCAAGTCATTGGATATTTCCACTGACACGATGGATTTGGTCTTCGGCAAGCACGCCGCAGCGAGACCAATCAGGAAGATCGGTGGTTCATTCGCCGAGCATGGCGCCAGCAATCAGAAGCTGAAGGAGCGCTCGCACATGAGTGCATTAACACAGCAGATTTCTCAGGTGGAAGCTGAGATTGTCGGAGTAAAGGACAAGCTCAAGGACTTCTGGAATAGCGTCGATCAGACCAATGTCACTGACGTCGAGATGCAGACCGCGCAGGACTTGAACGAGGAACATGCGCGGCTCGACAAACTGCGCACGACGCTCAAAGAGTCCGAAAAATTTATGATGGAAACTGGGGAGCAAGAACATCGCCAGCTTGCGCTTCGGACCAACGGCGGCGGCAATGGCAGTGGCAGCGGAGAAATCCGCAGGCCGAACATCCAGACGGATCGTCGGCAGATGCCGAAGACCAAGGAGGAACGGCTCGACATCATCGCGCGGGTCGGTGTGATCACGGTGCTCTCGCACATCAAGAAACTTAATCCTGAGGCGACGCGCCAGTTTATCGCCGCGCAGTATTCGCGCTATGCCGACGAGGGCACCAAGGCGTTTCTGGATTATATCGGCAAGGCGCCGAGCGCGCCTGCCATGACCACTGTCGATGGGTGGGCGGCGGAATTGGTTCAGCAAATCCATGCTGACTACATGGAATTGCTGCAACCCGATTCGGTTTTCCCGCGATTGTCGGCGTTGGGTCTCAGCCTGCAATTCGGTCGTGCCGGGCGTATCGTCGTGCCGACTCGATCGCGCACGCCGAGCATCTCCGGATCGTTTGTTGGTGAAGGCCAACCGATTCCTGTTCGTCAGGCCGCGTTCACGGCGCAGATTCTAACTCCGAAAAAAATGGCCGTGATCTCAACTTGGACCAGAGAAATTGATGAGAGTTCTATTCCTGCAATCGAAGGTCTGTTGCGCAGCGCGATTCAGGAAGACACAGCGGTCACGTTGGATTCGATCTTGATGGATGCCGACGATGCCGATGCGATCCGACCAGCTGGTCTGCAAAGCCAGAATCCGATCGCCGGGCCGCCGCCAAATGGCAGCGGTGCCACCGAGGTTCTTCCTGCCGCGATCGGTGCGGCTGGTCCGTTCGGAGCACTAGTCGACGATCTCAAGGCGTTGATCGGTGCGCTGCTTGGTCCGACACAGGGCAACGTGCGTCGGGTCGTGTTGCTGATGAACCCGCAACAGAAGTTGTCGATCTCGCTGACAGCCATGCCGGGCGTGAGCGCATTCCCGTTCATGGATGCGATGGGTCGCAACGTGTTGTTGGATTACACGGTGATCGGTTCAGGCACGGTTCCGGCTGGCAAGATCATCGCGATCGACGCCGCGGACTTCGTCACTGTGGGCGGTGAAGCCCCGCGCTTCGAGGTGAGTGACCAGGCCACGCTTCACATGGAGGACTCGACTCCGGGACCGATCCATGGTTCTACTCCAGTGCGATCGCTGTGGCAAACGGATTCACTCGGTCTTCGACTGATACTCCCGATCAATTGGTGCATGCGGCGCGACGGAATGGTCGCGTTTGTTGAGAACATCGCGTGGTGATGACGTTGCGCGGACATCATCTAGCCCGCGCGAACTGTCCGAAGTGGGCCTTCGCGGCTTTCACATAAGCCGCATGGCCCGCCTCGGGATCATCGAAATAGCCGAGGGCGACCCAACGACTATTGATAGTGATGCCTACTTGATATTTGTTTGATGGCTTATGCCAAGAAACTCCTTTAGGTGTGTGTTTGTTTTTCCGCAGGCGTATGCTTCTGTTGTGCATATTTTGCAAATGATTAGCTGGTCTGAGATTCGACCAACGATCATCGTCTGGCTTGCAATTCTTGTGATCCATCTCAACGTTCGGCCATCGGCCGGTCATGAACAAACATGCCAAATGCGAGGCCATGTATTTCCTATAATTGATGCAGATAACTCGATGTTGGTTTGCTTGCAGGAGAGTTCCGGCGACACGGCCGACCCCAATGGGGCCGCGCTTTTGAACGCGCCATCTAAACACGCCGGTCTTCGGATTGTAGTGCAATAGCTGGCGCAGCCGCTTTGCTGTTAAAGTTGGCTCAGCCTTCATCGTGATACTCCCACGGTGCGAGGTTAGACTCGGCCGTCGTGTCACAGCGCGGCGGTCGAGTCGCTTAACAAATAAGGGCCGTCGTCGGCAGGCGCACGATGGACGTCACCAATCACTTGGCCGACGACGGCAGCAACAGCAGTCAGGCTATGGGTAGCACTGAGATCATGGCCGTCACGGCTGTGAACATAGCAGGAAAAATGAGTCCGTTTGAAGCGAGAAAATCGGCGGTTCCGCCGCGCCCCTTCAGCGCATCGCCACGCAAGGCGGATGCGCTTGATCTGCTTGTGCGCGCAGCCATCGTACAAACCTATGCGCGCGTTCGTCGCATGGGCGTTGAGCAAGCGCGCGCGACAATCGCAATGAAGCGCCTGCGCTATGACGACGAAGCAACAAAGCTCATTTGCCGCGCAGCCAGTGCACCGGCCACGACGTTTGATGTCGAATGGGCGTCTGAGCTTGTTGTTGCCGAGGGCGCCGATTTGATTTGCACGCTTATACCGCGCTCAACATTCGCGCAGCTTGCGGCACAGGGCATGCACCTCACGTTTAGCGGCCCGGAAATCCTGGTGCCCAATTATCTGCCGAATGTGCCGGGCTTGTTTGTTCGCCAGGGGGAACCGATTCCGGTGCTCCAGGGACAGACGACTGGCCAGTTGCTGACGCGAAAAAAGATGCCTTGCATTGTCACCTACACGGGCGAAATGTCCGAAGGCGCCATCGTGACGATGGAAGGCATTTTCCGTACATGCATCACGGAGTCGACGACGTTGGCACTTGATGCCGTGTTGTTGGATGATCAGCCGGGAAGTGATGTTAGACCGGCAGGTCTACGCAATGGTGCTGTCCAGGTTGCCAGCACGGGCACGCTGCACAGTGATTTACAATTGCTTGTAGAAGGATTGCTTGGGGTCGCCGACAATCATGTTCGTGCGCCGATTTTGATCATGAATCTGGCGCAAGCGGTAGCTTCGCGCATGCAAGATTATAGAAACATCGTGCCGGTGATACCATCGCCGAGTGTTGCGCCCGGCACGGTGATGATGGTCGATGCGGCCGACTTTGCTTGTGCGGGCGGTCAAGTTCCGCGCGTCGAGATGTCGAAAGAAGCGGCGCTGCATTTCGACGATGTGGCTCCGGATCATCTCGATGGTGCAAGTCCTGTTCACAGTTTGTGGCAGGAGGAATTGTTAGGTCTGCGTGTGATTCTTGAAGTGGATTGGTGTTTGCGCCGTCCTGGCGTTGGTTGCTACATGATAGATGCGCATTGGTAACTGAGCGGGCGGTGACATGGCAACGAAATTAGGCGCCAGACCGGGACGCAGAATAGGTGCTTTGTTTCGCAGTGGAGCGATACGTGAGTTAATTCCTTCAACACGTCCGCGCGTCGGTTCCATCAGCCCCAATAATGGTCCGTCAGCAGGCGGCACGACGATCACGATCACGGGCGTTAATTTCACAGGCGTCACGGCGGTCAATTTCGGCAGCATCGCTGCGGCGAGTTTCACATTTGTCAGCGACAATCAGATCATTGCGACGTCGCCAGCGGGCAGCGGCGCAATCTTTGTCACCGTCGTCACGCCGGAAGGCGTCAGCCCAGGCAGCGCGGCGAATCGATTTAGCTACGCAGCGGCGCCAACTGTTACTAATCTCAATCCAAATACTGGTCCCATCGCTGGCGGTACGACGGTCACCATCAGCGGCACGGGCTTTACGCCGACCTCGACAGTTGTGTTTGGTGCGACCGCAGTGGCCGTGACATTCGTCAGCGCCTCGCAGCTGACTGTGGTTTCCCCGGCCGCTGCGGCGGGCGCCGTGAATGTCCGCGTGACGAACACGGAAGGCACGAGTGCCATCGCGCCCGGCAATGTGTTCACCTATGGCCTGCCCGCGCCGACAATCATCAACCTCAATCCAAACACAGGCGCAACCACAGGCGGCACGGCCGTCACGATTACCGGCACGAATTTCACTGGTGTAACATCAGTCAACTTCGGCGGAACTGTTCTGTCGGCAATCGCCGCGCCTGGGGCTCCAAGTGTAGGAAGCATCAATCCGACCAGCGGTGTGGCAGGAACGCCAGTGACCATCACCGGCACAGGATTTATTGATACACCCGGTTTTATCTTCGTCAGCGCAACGCAGATCAATGTCATCACGCCGCCAGGGACTGCTGGTGCTGCGAATGTGACAGTGACAACACCTAATGGCACGAGCGCGCCAGCCACGTTCACTTATGTCTCGCAGTCTCCGACTGTTGCGAGTATCAATCCGACGAGCGGACTCGCAGGCACGACGGTGACAATAACAGGGACAAACTTCTCATGACCGTGACCGCCGTCCACTTCGGCACAACATCAGTGCCATTCACCGTCGTCAATGCGACGACAATCACTGCCAATGCGCCCGCTGGTTTATCTGGTGCTCAGAATGTGCGGGTGACGACAACGCATGGCCAGAGTCCGATCTCGGCGGCGTTTACTTATACAGCAGTGGCAGCACCGACGATTACAAGCCTGAGTGTGAACACCGGGCCAGCGGCGGGCGGCACCGCAGTGACAATTACTGGTACTGGTTTCACTGGCGCAACGGCAGTGAATTTTGGTGCCGCGGCAGCGACCTCCGTTGTCGTCGTCAGCGCCACGCAAATCACCTGCGTCTCGCCTCCAGGCGCGGGCGGCGTCAATGTAACAGTTGTCCATCCCACGAATGGCACAAGCAATGGCATGGCCTGGACCTATGCGGCAGCGTTGGTTGCGCCAGTCATCACCAGCGCGAACGTCGCCGCTGCGACGGAAGGACAGCCGTTCAGCTACACGATTACGGCTTCAGGCAATCCGGCTCCAGCAATTGCGACTGGGTTCAATGCAACGGGTTTACCGGGATGGTTGACGCGCACCAACAATGTTGTCTCAGGAACGCCACCTGCTGGTTCTGGAACGACTTCAGTGACCTTCACAGTGACGGCACAAAACAGCGAAGGCACGAGCCCCGGAGTGTTAGTGACTGTGAACATAGCAGCGCCGACGGCTGGTTGGTCAATCGATTGGGCTGGACCGTCGGTGGCCGTAATCACGGGCGCGGCGGGACATATTCCTCTTACTTCCATTCCAGGTTGGAACCCAGCGTGGAACGTCGATATGACGGAAGACAATCTTTATGATCGGCCAACGATGGCTGATATGCCGGTCAATCTATTTGCGCAATTCGCCAACAATCCAGGGGTGTGGGTTGGTCCCATTCATTTCAATAATTGGGGTCCAGGAACCGCTGCCGGTAACACGGTTCAAAATTGGGGTTGGAATGATTCTCCTCCGAGGATTGAGATTATCGCTTCTAACGCAACCAGCCAGCCAGTTCAATTGCGGCTCGTCAAGACTTAGCGGAGTGGACTTATATGGCAACCTCTGACGAAATCAGGGTCCAAGCTCTCGGCTTTTCAGTTGATGAAACGCCCGGTGGCGGCAATGTCGGCGACATTGATAAGTGGAGGTCAACCGGTGGATCTGGTGGTCGTAATGTGCTGAATACTGCGGCGCAAGGTGGAACGATTGATCCAGTTCCCAATCGCGCCATCAATGATTTGTATTTTGATATGGTTACCGTGCGAGCCAATTCTGATGCCTTCGGTGATCGGTTCACTGATGTCGTCGGCGAAGAGTTGGCTACTGATCAAGCCGCGTTTAATTCAATCGGTCAAAAACTCATTCCGGCAATTGCTGATCTCGTGGCAGAAACTCTGCCTGAGCCAGCGGCGGACGATAAGATCTATGGTCGCAGCGTAGCGACCGGCGCGACTGTTGGTACCTGGGAGGAAATCACGGGCGGCGGGGCGGCCATGCCTGAGCCTCCTGACGACGACAAACTTTATGGTCGTTCAGTAGCGCCGGGAGCAACTTCAGGAACATGGGAAGAAATCATTGGTGCTACTGGCGGTGCTGCGATCGACGATACAACACCGAGCGCAACCACGGTTTTTTCTTCGAACAAGACGTTGGCCGAAATCGACGCGCTGATTGATGACGCAACCGCGGCGACAACTACGACTTATTCGTCAACGAAAATCGATTCACAGATTGCGATGGCGGCTTTGACCGGACCGACCGGACCGACCGGTCCGACCGGCAATGATGGTACGTCGGTCACAATTGCTGGCTCATTTCCAACGCTCTTGGCTTTACAGACAGCGCACCCGACAGGAACTGGAAATCTTAGCGATGGTTTTGTTGTTGATGCCGATGGTCATTTGTATATTTGGACTGGCACGCCTCCGGAGTGGAGTTCGGTTGGTGAAATTCGCGGGCCGACCGGCGATACGGGACCAACAGGGCCGAGCGGCCCGACGGGTGATCCTGGTCCGACCGGGGATCCCGGCGCCAATGGCACGTTCATTGTTGGATCATTTCCGACGCTCGCCGCTTTGAATGCTGCGCATCCGAGCGGGACAACTGTTCCCGGTGATGGCTTTATTGTTGATGCCGATGGTGAACTCTATGTTTGGAGTGGTACGGCATGGATCTCGGTTGGTGAAGTTCGCGGTCCGCCCGGTGCGACAGGCCCGACAGGTTCAGGCCCAACAGGCCCGACCGGGGCTGATTCAACAGTTCCTGGTCCAACCGGCACCGCTACAACCATCGTCGGTAATTTTCCCAACATCGGTGCGCTGAACACCGCCTATCCGGGCGGTCCAGCCAATGATTGGGAAGCGTATCTGGTTGGCAATAATTTGTATATTTGGAACGGCGTGTCGTGGCAGAGCGTCGGCAATTTGGCAGGACCGGCAGGCCCGACTGGGCCGACCGGCGCTGACTCAACCGTACCGGGACCGACCGGCGATCCAGGGCCAACCGGTGCGACGGGAGATCCAGGCGCGGCGCTGATCGACGACACGGCGTTGACCGGCGCGACCGCCAGCACGTGGTCTTCCACGAGAATCAATACGCAACTCAATGCCAGGGTGATGCGTACGGGTGATATCGGTGGTTCTGCTACGACCACGTTTGTTACTGGGCTGCAAGGCAATCCAGTATCAGGTGATCCGCCCGCTGTCGGTCATGTGCTTGGTTGGGACAATGCGGCGCAAGAATGGAAGCCGATGGCACCCAGCGGCGGCACTCTGGCTGGCGACGTCACTGGCGCATCGAGCGCGACGACTGTGACGAGACTTCAGGGTCGCAACGTATCAGGCGCAGCGCCTGTCCCCGCTGCTGGTCAGGTTCTCACTTGGAGCGTGGCACCTGCGCCTGGGCAATGGCAGCCCGCAGCAATTCCGTTGGCAACGCTGGCTGGCGATGTGACCGGAGCAACAAACGCCAGCGTTGTTGAAAAATTGCGAGGCCATGACGTCGCCAACGTTGTGCCGACTGGCGGTCAAATTCTGACCTGGAACGCGACGCCAGCGCCGGGGCATTGGGAGCCGCAGACGCCGACCGCCGTAGGAACGCTGGCAGGCGATGTGACTGGTGCCATTGGCACCGCAGTCGTTGAGCGGATCAGAGGTCGCAATGTATCAGCAATGGCGACGACGCCGACCAACGGCCATGTACTGACGTGGAACAATACAGCGGCGCAGTTTGAGCCACAGGCGCTGCCAGCGGCTGGTGCGCTTGCTGGTGACGTGACCGGCGCGATTGGCGCCAATGTTGTTGAAGGAATCAGAGGTCGCAGGATCGCGGCAGCGATGACGACAACGACGCCAGCTGAAGGTCAGGTGTTGACGTGGAACAATGCGGCGACGGAATGGGAGGCGCGGACACCGGCAGCGGCGCCGTCACATACAGGTGATGTGACCGGCGCGCATACAGCCACCGTAGTGACGGCGATCAGAGGCCGTACGATCGCAGCGGCAATGGCGACCACGGCGCCGACCGAAGGTCAAGTGCTGACCTGGAACAACACGGCATTGGCGTGGGAAGCGCGATCACCGACAGCCGTGGGCACGCTCGCGGGTGACGTGACTGGTGCTCTCGGCACGAATGCTGTGGAGAGAATTCGTGGCCGCACGATTGCAGCAGCAATGGCAACGACGGTGCCGACCAATGGCCACGTGCTGACCTGGAACAACACATCGGCACATTGGGAAGGACAGGCATTGCCAGCAGCGCCGACGCATGCGGGCGATGTGACTGGTGCGCACACCGCGACGGTAGTGGCACGCATTCGCGGCGTCACTGTATCAACGACTGGCCCGACCATTACCGGCCAGATCATGAGCTATAACGCAACGACGTCGCAATGGGAGCTAAATACGACAAATCCGCCTGGACCCGGTCAGGCACTTGTTTGGAGTGGCTCGGCATGGGTTCCGACATCAGGTGGCGCGTTTGGTGCACCGGATACGATTATTCATAAGACGCCTGTTCCGACCAACATCATCACCTTCATCCCCAGCGGCACACAGGGATTGTTTGCTGCGGAAGCAACTGGCGCCACCAACGGACCGACGACAGGCGCGACAGCGCGCTATCGCTACATCTACAACAGCTCGCTCGACAGCAATCAGCAGACCGTTCTGGCGTTCAGCTTTGAGAACAAGGCATTCCTTCGCACCAACAACGGCACGACAGCGGCGGCATGGACGGCTTGGACTGAATTGGCGGGTGTGAACACTGATCCAAATTTCTCCGAGCGTAATGCAACGCAATCGACGGCGACGACAGAGGTGACTCTTGGAAATAGCATATTGGCTGGGCCGCCGGTTCAGATCAACAGCATCGTTCCGACACTGGCTGGCGATATTTGGCGCTTGCAGGCGGGCACGGCGACGGCAACCTCAACCTATATTCGTGGTCCAAATACAGGCATGTCCGGCGCCACCGGCTCTAACACTATGGGACCTTGGCTGGGCTATCCGATCACGAATAACGGTGTTGCTGGCACGGCGGCAGTTCCACAAAACAGCAATATTCGACTTGAATTCAATATGGGTGGCACGCCCACATTCAATTTGATCTTTCGATCTGGCGTGAATCCGTCATATGGAGGTTCCTCACTTCAACAGACAAGCAACATCACTGTCTCAAACGGAATGAACACACGAGATTCTTCGCCGACTGGCAGCGCGACGTTTAATTGGCTTGTGGTGGTTCCTGGTAACAACCTGAACGGCACGACTGCGGCCAATCACATTGGCAATACGTTTCAGATGATTTCGGCGCGACATTTCACGTCAGTGACGACTGTTGCAGGTAGTCTTAGCCGAACCTTCGCGATCAAGACTGCATATGATGTCAGGGTCTATGGCACTGGCGTCAA